TGGCTGAGCCACTGGTGGCGGGCTTGCGGGAATGTTTAACGGATCCATAATCGATTCGTCTCTATATCCTGTATAGATATCTGCAATTAATTTTTTAGGCATTTTAATCGTTACAATCCAGATAGGATTTCGATCAAGTTTACCTTTCTTTGTTCCCGGGCGAATATCGTCAGGTTCTTCAATTTTTCTTGGTACAATTAAATGTGACTTTGAATAAGATACCTTGCAATCATAATCTAATAAACGCTTTCCACCTTGAGGATCTGGCATTTCGTCTTGTGGCCACATAAAACAACATGTAACCCAGTGCCTATCTATTTTAGGTCCTTCGCACAGTTCGCCTTCTTTCCAATTTTTATACACATAGATATCTAATTCATCTAATACTCTTTCAAAGTCTTTAAGAACTTGAAAAGAAGTATTTGAATCGTATATAGACTCAATGTTTTTTATAATATCTAAAACGTCTTGCATATGAATTTCCAATTATTTGCTATAGTTATTTATCGACTTTTTAGAGTTAACTTGTCTTTTTTCGGCGGATGGAAGAAAGCTAAATATTAATGTAGGGACGATAAGCCTTACGGTTTATTAGACTTACTTCTTTAATATCCCAAAGGAGGACACTTTATGGGTGCTAAACGAGCTTCTCGTAAGAGAAATCAAAATAACAACTTTTCAAATGTTGTACAACTAAACACATCATACACAAAACAAAAACAAAAACACGTTACAATACTCCCCCGAAATAGAAATCAAGAAACTTATGTTCTAAAACTGTTAGATGACACCAAGGATATAGTCTTCGGAATCGGACCAGCTGGTACAGGTAAAACACTACTAGCAGTTCAGGTCGCAGTTAAACAATTTCTCGAAGGGAAAATTGATAAAATCATTGTTACTAGACCAGCTGTGTCTGTAGACGAAGATTTAGGATTCTTACCAGGTACGCTAGAACAAAAGATGGCGCCTTGGACTAGACCTATTTTCGATGTATTGCGTGAATATTTCCAAGCAAAGGAAATTGAAGGTATGATAGAAGAAGGAATTATTGAAATTGCACCGCTTGCATATATGCGTGGGCGTACTTTCAAAAGAAGCTTTATTCTAGCAGATGAAATGCAAAACGCAACCCCTAATCAAATGAAAATGTTGCTTACTAGACTAGGTGAAGAAAGTCAAATGGCTGTTACTGGAGATTTAGCACAAGCTGATCGGAAAGCAGATAATGGATTAATTGATTTTACTAACTTACTAGCTAAAAGTAATTCAACACATTTGGACATAGTCCACTTCGCTCAAGGAGACATTGAGCGCCATAACGCTGTTAAGGAGGTGTTACAAGTTTACGGAGATGAATAAAATAATTGGGGGATTCGTCCCCCAATTATATTACTACGTAGATTAATCCGCCGACAATACTAAGCCCAATACTTACTAAAATTCCTATTAGTATTACGTCAGCTAAAAACTTTTTGCGTTCAGCTAAAGCTCTTGCAGCCTGTAAACGTCTTTGTCTTTCTTTTTGTCTTGTCCTCATCATAGATTTATACACATCACCTTGACCTGAATACACAAACAATTCTCGTAATTGTTTTTCCATGTCTTTTGTTTTATGCTCAGCTAATGCTACTTCTAGTGCATACGACTCGACAGATTGTTTGGAAAACATTTTACTGCCAATAGTAGGATTTTCAGATTCTGTTTTAGCTGTATCTATTTTATCTTTAGCATCAAAAAAGGTAGAGAACTGACTTGCTAAGTCTTGAGCTTCTCTACCAGCTTTTAACCCTTTGGATATTACATTAACGGCTTTGGAAGCTGCCGCTATCGCCAAAGATATTTCAACCATTACCTCGTTGAAAAATACATAGTGATTTCAAATCCAAGTCTTATATTTTCGTAAGTTGGTTTAGTCCACATAATTCTTCTCCTCTATAAGTTTTTCCACGTAAATGCTCCAAAGAACATTTCATCTTCTGACATTTGCCCCCAAGGTACACTTCTGCTTGGATCAGGATTCATAGGATTATCTTCTGAATTATCAAATGCTCCTTCTACATGCAACACAGTACCTGCAGGGATAAATTTAGGTTCACGCCAAGTATATGAAAGTTGCCAAGCATAGTCATATTTGGGAATATCTATTAGTTCTTCCCATGTTCCATCTGGATAATATGCTGTTGCTTTCATGCTTTTACCACGAAAATGCATATGCGGTAAAAATGTATGTAAGTTTACATTGTTTTGTACAGTTATTTCAGCTTTTTGTACAAAGTTAGGATCATAAGGAGGTATATTTGTCCAAGTGTTAGGGAATATACAAGCACAATCACCTGCCATTCTTTCTTGAGGTACTACTCCCTCATCATGAAAGTATAAACCAATCCTTGCTTTGTCTGTTCTAGCAGTTCCGTCTGGTGTATAGTGTAACTGTAGATTTACAATTGATCCTGCACGTAGTAACCCACCAGTATTTTCGTCATAGTATTCTGGATCGCCGCCAGGAACATATGCACTAATAGTTGCATAGTTCATATCTCCTTGGCCTTCGCCTTGTGCGCCTAAAAGATTCATATTTCGTTCGCCAGGTAAACTTACTGTATTAAGCATATGATGCATTACTGTAGGCTCGCTTGGTAAAAACTGTGATCCACGTAGCCAACGATCCTCTGTTAGTCCTAGGTCTGCTTGTGTGTATCTATAAGGTATTGCATTAGGTCCAAGTGTTCCTATTGCTGGTATTTCTTGTGCTGGTACCTCAATAATCATATCAGGTTCACCATGTACCCATTCTGAAGTTGAGTATACTGTTTCTGTTAGAGGATCTCTATCACCTTCTACAGGAGTACCTGCATCAATCCATTGTACAATAGTCTCTATTTCTGTATGACTTAGTGTCCTGTGGTTTATAATACGGTCTGCATACACAGGATTTATTTGTCCTGGTGGCATATGTTTAGTTTCAATAGCTTCTTTAATTGCAGGAGCAAATGCTTGTAGCATTTTATAGTTAGTCATTGCCCACGGTGCTATACCGTTTTCTCTATGACATGCTTGACACTGCTCTACAAATATAGGTGCTACGTTTTCAGCATAGTCTATATCTACATCTTCATGTGCATATGCAACAGATGTTAATAAACTACCTACTAGCAATATTAATTTTTTCATTCCTTTCTTCCTTTAGTTTCTCATATCCTTCTTCGTCTAGATGTGTAATAGCAAGCCAAGCATGTGTCATTTCATCACCTGTTCTTGATCCTCCCATTACCCACATATCAGGGTCTGGATTGTTTGGATTGTTTGCAGTATTATCGTACCACTGCTTTAATATAATAACTGCTCCTGCAGGTATTAATGGTGCTACGTCTGGTTCGTACAAATGGCTGTGATGCCATGTTGCACTCCAATTACTTACTTGGCTAATCTGTTCTGTACGTCCTGTGTTAGGATAGAATATTTCCAAACTTGCTGCGTTCATACGCAAGTGTCCGTGCGGTTGAAAACTATCTAATCTTACAGGATGATCAAAACTGTGAAACCCTTGGGTCATATGAAAACCATGCGGGGGGATAACTATATCTGCCTGATCTCCTAAGCGATATAAACTTAAATCTTGTTTGTATTTCAGTTCTTGGCTTTCCTCTTCGCTGTATAACCAAAGACCAATTTCCACTACGTTGTCTCGAATAACTGATCCTGGTGCCATTGCTCCAAGTCCACCTGGGAACATATGTATGTCCCAACGTACTTGCGAGTTCGCCGGTAGTGTACGACATACTCCTTCTGGAACAATCTCTCCCCACTTTCCCATAGCATACTCCGTGAGCATGCCTTCACGACCTCCGTCGATCACAACATTAGAGTTTGCATGATGTACAACTGATTTTGCATCACCTCTAGGCTTTACTTGGACTGCTTTTATACATCTATCTTCAGTTAGCCCTGTTGGTACTAGGTGCTTATGCCACAGATCGTTACCACTTGCTGGAATATCTATTGGAACGCTAGGAATAATTAGATTAGGTTGACCAAGGTCACCAGCAAAATTCCATTCGTCAGGGTCAGCAAGATTTGGAGGTTGGACGACTATATCGTTATCTCCATATTGGGAGCCTGAGTCAACCCAAGCTACTACAGTATCTATTTCTTTTTGTGACAGTCGCCAATCACCTTGTAGGTCTTGTATGCCTATACCGTGATCGTATGCATACGGTGGCATTTCTCTATTAGCTACTTTCATTTGTATTAAAGGTGCCCACGGACGAACTGCTTCATAGCCTACAAAACTCATAGGACCAATGCCGCCTGGACGATGACATACTACACAATTGTCGTTTATTATTTGTGCAACACTATCAGTATAAGTCTGAGCAGATAATGTCATTGGGAATAGCACAGCGAACGCTGCGATTAATTTTCTCATAGTAATTCTCCTGGAACTTACTAATATTTAAGCACATCTTTTTAAAAATGCAACCTAAATACTAGCTTTGTTACAAAAGATTACATTTAGTCTAGGTCGGAAGGAACATCAGTGTCGCGGGCGTCAACTATATAGTTGTTTTTTTCATCTGCCATAAAGAAGCGCCAGCCTTTGAATGTAAGTACTGCTGTTTTTATTAATGAATGATATCTTCGACTTGTTGTTTTACTGATATCACCTGTTCTTGCTACTACAGTTTCTCTGGGATATGGTATAACTTGAACCAAAGGAGTGCCTTGTTTGATAACAAAGTCTTTATTTGTTTTTAGCATTATGTTTATTGGAGTTTGACCTGGTCCTTTATCGTGATTGATAGAACCAGGAACAGCTTCAAAGTAAGGATTTTCGTGAAAAAGCATTGGCAAGTATGTTGTACTCCATCCTTTTTTAGTATACATAATCCACGGATTATCTAATTTGACCGGAGTTTGTAAACTAAATCTTGTATTTAAAAAATCTCCCATTTGCTCTTTACTGTGATATGCGTGATTGCAATCTGGATCAGAGTATGTAACATGGGGATGGTCGTTTATTATTTTAACATCAATGTCACACCAAGCAGGTATTACAAATCCTTGTCCTATATAATGTTGCAACCCCGGACAAATTTTGACACTGTAAACATTTTGTTTTTGAAATTCTCCCTTATGTAAAACTGTAGGAAGATTTTTAAATTTTTCTGGTATAAATTCTGCCGCGGGTCTAATTGGGCTATACTTCCGTGTTGCCCAATTTTCACATTCAAATAATATAGTTGGTTCTGGTTTCTTTTTAAACATCAAAGTTCCTCAATTAGTGGAAATATCTCAGCAATAATCTTAGCACACTCTTTTGCAATATCCATATGTTCTTTTTGTGTACCATTTGCACTACGAAGATCGATATAATGTACCCAACTGCGTAATGTGCCATTCATATATAATGTAGTTTTTGTTAAACCTTCAGGCAATACTTTACGTGCTACTTCTTTGGCAATACCTGCTTTTATAGCCCAATCATATGCTCTTCCTGCTGTATAACAAACATCTTGTTGTAGTTCTTCCCAGCGATTAATAAGCTCAGGCATTCCCTCTTCACCGAGATCAATGTCAATCGAGTTTTGTCTATTCTTAGTGTCTTGCAAACGTGCTTCGCTAGTAACAAATACTTCTCCTTGTTCTTTGGGATCTGCATAACGCTGACTAAACTCTTGGAATGCAAAGCTACGATGTCTAACTATTTGATGTGCAATATCTCTAGTAGTTTCAATCTCTAAAACAGCATTTACCATTTCTAATGGTGACCAATGTTGATGTTTGATCAGGTACTTAATAAGCTTTTCACTAGTTTCACTGTTAATTTGTGCTGAAGGATTACTTACCCTAGCACAAAATGCAATTAAATCTTGAACATTTTCAAGTCCTTCGTCTAAAAATTCCTTGCTGGGTGCATTATAACTTACTAATCTAACGGCCAAAGTGCTTCTCCTTTATATGTACTATATAATTTATCAGTTTTTTATTGTTAATCGCCTTCTCCTGGCTCCTCTGAAAAATGTTCTTCAAATTTGTTTTCTACTCCATCCCAATCAGCTGCATCAGCTGGTGCTTCTTTCTTTTCTGTAATGACGGGCCATATTAAACTGTACTTAGAGTTAATTTCTAACAAATCAATTGAATGATTACTAGCTTCTGCATCTGGAATAATAGCATCTACTGGACATTCTGGCACACAAACTCCACAATCAATACATTCATCTGGATTAATAACAAGCATATTCTCACCCTCGTAAAAACAATCCACAGGACATACTTCTACACAATCCATATGCTTGCACTTAATGCAATTTTCATTTACAAGGTAAGTCATTAATTAGTATCCCTTTACGACTTGTTCAAGCCATGTTGTTAGTATGTACTTATCCTCCTTTCCAATAGGGGGATTTCCTCTGTGAGAATGAGTCCAATCTGCCGGCCACATAAGCACTCTACCTTGCTTAGGACTAATACGTTTGTTTTGGTATAAAAATTCTGTTTCGCCTGCTTCGTCGATGTCATTTAAGTATAATTGTACAACAACTTTTCTTGGAGACCTTTCTCCAATAGACTCGTAATGCCAGTTATGAAAGCCGCCACCTGGTTTTATTTTTTTCATTTTTAAACCAGCACCTTGCATGTCCATATTAATTAATGTGCTAAATTCTTTTAAATAAATTGGAAATAATTGCTTCCATATGATTTCAAAAAAATGATCTACAAAAGAAGGATGCACATCGTGAAGTGTCTTTGGATCATCTAAAAATATTTCTTCCATATCATTGTCGTGTTTTAGTCCTCGTGTAGGAGAAATAAATCTATTGCCTTTGAGATTAAAATATTTAATTAAATCATTACAATAATTTTCATTAAATGCATTATCAAATATTCCAATAAAGCCTTCTTTTTTAAAATCCATTATAGCCTTGCCAATCTAATTAGCGTTGCTGCTAGGTTAATCTCCGGATCAGCTACTAACGTATGATCAACTAAGCCCTGTTTAATAGTTAGAACTGCTGTGTCTTGCTTTTCTTCGTCACCAAATAATTCAATATTATCATATAACCAGCGGTAAATCTCTTCCATTTCTTCTGGACGGACTGCGCCACACAATAGCTTACGTGCTTCTTGTATTTTACCAGCTTTGAACAATTCAACCATATCAAGCTTCCAATCTGCTTCGCCTGTGTCGCCTTCATTGGGTTTTAGTAAACTGTTGTCTTGCACATTCATTTGTACTGTATTAATACACTTACGTAAATCAGGATATGTTGCTTTTACATAGGTATCGAGCGTATCCAGATCAGGAGTAACACCTTCGGTAATAAGGATTTCAGCAACTCTAGCTGTGAATTCAGTTTGGTCAATTTTAGCAATGTGGAAACCTTGGCACCTACTATGCAAAGCGGGTATAACACGATTTGGATAGTTACAAGTAAGAATGAAACGAGCAGTAGTATGATACTCTTCCATAACACCACGCAATGCCGCTTGAGCGTTGGGAGATAAGTAATCAGCTTCATCTAATAATACAACCTTAAAGTCCCCAAATGGGATCATTTGTACAAAGTTTACAATTTTATCACGTACATCATCTACAGAATTTGTACGTGATGCGTTTATTTCTAATATATCTAAATCATTTATTTCAAGTTCGTTAAACAATAGTTTTGCAAGTGTAGTTTTACCAATACCTGCATTACCGCTAAACAACAAATGCGGAATAGTCTTTTCTTTAATCCAAGTTTTTACTTGTGATCGTTGTGCTTCATCACGAAACACATAACCATCAACTGTTTTCGGTCTATATTTTTCTACCCATAAATCTTTCAACGTTGCACTCCTAGTTCTTTGTATGCTACTTGTACTGATTTAGCCTGAAAGTATGCATCTGCTAGTGCATTGTGGAGATCACTTTGCATTGCTTTACGCGGATCTACTTTACAACAACTAAACAGTGTGCGACTATCTTTGACTTGCCAAAATTGCCATGGAATAGGACGACTCCAATTTCTATATAGGTCTTCTAAAATTGTAATATCAAATCCATAGCCATGACCCCAAATAGTGTCAACACCAACTAACCATTTTGTTAGCTGATCTAACATTGTATCTACATCCATGCGTCCTGCTTCGGAGAATGCTTCTTCCATTGCTTTAGGATCTTGTTTACTCCACCATTCAATCGTGCTATCACTAGCAGTCCTGCCAGCACTATCTTGCTGATCAATATCAGGTTTAATGTATAGTTCAGAATGAGGTTCGTCACTAGTAAGTGCATTAAATTTTACAGCACCTAAACTAAGTATTTGGCAACTTGGTTTAGTATCTAGTGTTTCTAGATCAATCATTGCATGTATAGCCATTATTTAATTTTC